GTCGCGACTAGAGCGCCCTGCAATCAGCTTAAAAGAACGTGAGCATCACAGATAGCGAGCGAGACTAATGCACAGAACTGTAGTTAAACCAGGCAACGTTTACGGCGAGTTGACTGTGGTTCGAGAGGTCGAGGCGTCGGCAGGCAAGAGACACGTTCTCTGCCAGTGCGCATGCGGCCAGCAGAGGACAGTTCGGCTGGGGCACCTCAGTTCAGGTCATTCGACTTCATGCGGGAAGTGTGGCATCGAGCACAACGGGCAGCGAAAGACCATCGCCGCGTGGGCTGCGCAGTACGGGATAAATAAGTCCACACTTCGGGCTCGGTTGAAAGCAGGCTTGGATATAAGCGAAGCCCTGAAGCGTGGAAAAGATAAATGAGGGACCAGACCTAGACCGTGCTGTTGCGGAGGCGATAGGACTCGTGTGTAGTCACGATTGACTGACGACACCCATTGACCCACAAACGCAGCTTGCTATAGTTAGCAATGTTGGCTCCCTGGGAAGACTCAACAAACCAATACAAACCGTCATTTTGCTGTGAGCTAACTCTTCCCAGGGAGCCGCAGTGAGATGGCGGTTTTTTCGTGGAGTCATGCAATGGCGTTGAAGCTGGATATACCTGTAGGGTCTGCATTCGAAAAACGATTGGCTGAACTCATTTGGGAGAACTGTCCAGAGCTGGCGCGTCAGACGGCTGCTGGGCGCATGGCACTTGCCATTGATGTGACAGACAAGGCTACGGTGAAAGACGCTACCAGCAAAGTCATAGACAGTGCTGTTTCGCAACTGGTTGAACCGCTAGTGAACGCAGCCACTGAACAACTGGAAGGCAGCGCAGAAACGGTTAAGACTGGCGTGGAAGCCGAAATAAAGAAGGCGATGGTGGCCATCGAAGCTACTATGCAGCAAAGGGCTAATGATGCACTGCACGAAGCGCTTCGGAAGTACTGGGATGGAGTGCTCTTGACCGAAATAAAGAAGGTGTCTCGCGATTTATTTGGAGACCGTGAGCTAACGAAGATCATTCGAGAAAAGCTGGAGTTGTTGATTACTGAGTATCTAGAGCATCATCTAGAACCGCAAAAATCCGGTCGAGGTGCGTTGATCGCTGCTGAGGCAGAGATGGCTACTAGGCTAGCAGACGCTGTGGGTAAAAAAGAGATGCAGGGGTAACGGTCGCAATTGACGCATGATGGGCCATGCTTGATACTTCTGGCATGACATCACCATTTTACGATCTTGTTCCTCGCGACCCTGTCGCCAATCTCCGCTGGCGTATCCGCTGCCGTGAACGCGCCATCGTGGACAAGAAGTTCCGCGATGTGCTCTATCAAGCGTGCATGGAAGATCTTTGCTTCTGGATGGCATTCGCCTGCTGGGGCTACGACCCCCGAGCCCGCGTCAAGATCGTGCCATTCATCCCCTACCCACATCAGCAAGATGTGTTCGTAAGGATGGATGAAGCCGTCGACAAGTCGGAACGAGAGGAGACATCGGTTGACGTGGTGCTAGACAAGGCTCGCGCTCAAGGTGGCACCTTCGGCTATCTGTGGGTCGACCTTCGTCGCTGGCTGCGCGATCCGATGTTCTCTGCTGGCTACGTGACTCGAAATGAGGATTTGATCGACAGCAAGAGCGACTCATCAACCGTGCTTTGGAAAGTGGCCTGGGCTATCGAGCGGCTTCCGTTCTGGATGAAGCCGAACTACGAGAGGCACCTTGGGCACCACACGTTCATCAATCATGACAACGGGGCGCTCATGCGCGGTTACTCTGCTGGCCAGGACGTGGCCGCTGGTGGTCGATGCACAGTGTTCACCGTGGACGAAGCTGGTGCCCGTGACTTCGTGGCTGGAGGTAAGGATGAAGCGGTTCAAGAGTCTATTCAGGACGTGTCTAATTGCGTTCGTCTTGTCAGTGCGAGGTATGTCGACGCTGGCGTGTTTCACAATGCTTGCGAGAATCCTGACACGGCCAAGAACGGTGTCCATCTCGTACTGGACTGGAAGGATCACCCAGCGCAAAGCAAGCACTCTTACATCGTGCGAGAGGGTGTGGCTGTTGCCATCAAGCCAGAAGATCAGGCAGCAGTCAATGAGTACCACAAAGCACATCCTGACCTACGATCACGGCTGGAGCGGAAAGGTTTTAAGTACGAGGGCGTTGTACGGAGCCCATGGTATGACTCCCGTTGCTTGCGGCCAGCAGCCACCCCGAGACTGATCGCTTCGCAGCTCGACCGCAACCCGCGCGGTGCGGTTGGTAAGGTGTTCGCTTCCGATCTTCTCGATCGCATGAAACGGCAGCATTGCCATGGTCCAGTCTGGGTTGGCAATCCAGTGTTCGATTCGGAGACCTGCAAGCTGACTGGACTGATACCCAGGGAAGACGGCTCGCTCAGGCTGTGGTTTCGACCAGGCATCGACAACTCGCCACCGCTTGGTCCGTTCACCGCTGGTGCTGACATAGCGTCAGGTGGTGTGGGTGCTTATTCGTCGAACTCAGTTCTAACTGCACTGGACAATCGAACTGGCGAACAGGTGCTGGAGTACACCATCAAGGGAATGGAGCCGCGGCCTTTCGCTCGCCGAGTGGTCGGTCTGTGCATGTGGCTTCGGAACGCTTTGCTCGGCTGGGAGGACTCAGGTGTCTCTGGTGGCTTCGCTAAGGAAATCGGCGAGGTTCTGTACTATGGCAACGTGTTCATGCGCAACACAGAGCAGTACGGCACCCAGAAGAAAAGCCGCAAGCCAGGCTGGCCATGCCAGGACAAACACAAGGCGGATATGTTCGAGCAGATGGCACTGGCAATGGAGGATGGCAAGTTTATTCCACGCTCGGAGGAGATGATTGTTGAGTGCGGCGAGTACGAATGGGACGGCGATAAGATCGTCCATGTGCCGACGAAAAACAAAGGGCTTACCGAGAAGAATCACGCTGACAGAGCCATCTCCGCCGCTGGTACTTGGCTGGTTTTCAACACCGACAGTGCAGGTGATAAGATTGACAGCAGTGAAGAAACTGGTCAAACTGCCGAGTATGGCAGCTTCGCATGGCGCGAAGAACAAGAGCGTCGGCAGGTAAAAGCCAGCAGTCCAAAGTATGGGCTGCGAGACATTATTGGTCGTTGGTAAGCCTTTTCAGAGGTGAAACCTGAAGGGAAAGATTGATGGACAAGAGCATTGAAGAGTTGTTCGACGAAAAAACAAAGGTTGTACTAAACCTTATTCGAACAAACAGCACGGCAGATGACGTGTTGAAGATCACGCAAGGATTGCGAAACATTGTTGATGCAAAAAGTGTTCACTTGGAACTAACACAAGGGAAACCACCGAAGAAACAAGGGTCGAACGCTTAAAGCGTCCGACAACAACAAGGCATAAGTCGGAGTAGCTACCGACGAAGATGCCTCTAACATCGCAGCCTTAGAGGGGTCGCGACGCTGATTAGGCGTTCGACCCTTCGTTCTTTTAAGGCTGCTATGTTCGACCTTTCCAACAACGAGAAACGAAGTCGGCTGCACAAAGCCATACGCTCGTCGCGCAATGCGCTAGAGCCGTTTCGTCGTGTTCGGAAAGAACTGATCAAAGACTATGTGGGTTCCTGGTACGCCGAGGGTGGTGCCGAAAACAAGACCCTAGTCAATCTCATCAACCAGACGGCTCGCATTTATACGATCTCGCTGGCGGCAAACAATCCGCAAGTCTTGGTTTCTACTCCACGTACTGAATCGATCGCGTTTGCTCGCAGGTTCGAAGTCAACCTGAACAAGCTCATCAGCGACATGGCTCTCGACCAGACGTTTCGCATGATCGTCCTGGATGCGTTTTTCTGTCTGGGCTGTGGCGTGGTCATGATGCGCGATACCGACACTCGTTTCCATGGGCTGCTGGAATCGGAAGAGGATGTGTGGCTTGATCCTGGAGAGCCATGGTTCAACCGAGTTTCGCTGGACGACTTAATTCTGGACATGCCAGCCAAAGAACTGAGCAAGATGCGGTACTGCGGGCATCGCTATCGCGCCGACTACGAAAAGGTCATGGACGAGCCAGGGTATTCGAAGAAAGCCAAGGAGAAGCTTAGACCGTCTACAAGGTCTCACCACGACACAACAGGTGCAGCTCGCGACATCGCTTCCGAGCACGGAAGCGCCGAAGATGATGACCTGAAGGATATGGTCTGGCTGATGGATATCTGGATCGCAGAGAACAATTCCATCGTCACGATGGCTTGCGATCAAGAGGACATCGATCCACTGATTGAGCGTGAATGGACGGGCTCTCAGGCTGGACCGTACAAGTTCCTGTCATTGGGTGATACGCCCGACAACATTATTCCTACTTCGCCAGCAGTCAACCTGAAGGGCATGCACGATCTTCAGAACAGATTGCATTGCCGAATGGAGGAGGACTCAGACGCCCATCGCGTCGTGAACACGTATCCGCCTAGCGGTTCGGACGATGCCAATAGGATTAGAACTGCTGCCCGCAATGAATGGGTGAAGATTGGAGATCCAAAGTCGATCAATCAGGTTGAAGTAGGTGGCGTTGACCAGCGTGACATGGCGCTCGCCACGTTCCTCCAGACCGAATTCGACCGCATGGCTGGCAATCTTCAGGCAATGGGTGGACTTGGAGCGCAGGCGTCCACTGTCGGCCAAGAGGAACTGATTCACGGTCAGTTGTCCAAGAACGTGGCTGACATGCGAGTAGCTGTGGTGAATTTCGCTGCTACGTGCATTTTGGATTTGGGCAGGTTGATGTGGGAGGATCAGACTCTTGAACTACGCACTTCGATGCCTGTTGGTAATAGTGGGATCAACGTTAGGGCTGATTGGACTTCTCCGCTTAATCAGAACGACGAGCTTGTCGCTCAGGGGCTTCAGTCCCCAGCCAGAGTTGGAAACTTCGAAGATTATGAGTTTCGGGTTGAGCCGTACTCGATGGTGTTCAAAACACCCCAACAGCACCTCCAAGAATACTTCCAAGTGCTGCGCGAGATCTCGCCGCTGTGGCCCATGTTCCAGGCATCGGGCGCCACGCTGAACGTTCAGGTGCTGGTCAAGGAAATGGCTCGGCTAATGAACAAGCCCGAGATCGAGCAGCTCATCACGTTTGCTACACCGGCCGACATGCTGGGTGGTGACCAGAACACCATACGGTCTCCGTCAACGACAACCCGAGAGACGGTTCGCAGGAACGTGCCAACGGGCGGAACCGAGCAAGCACGCAGCAACGCGCTCATCCAATCGTTGATGGGCGGCAAGCCGCAGGTCAACAGTCAGCAACAAGCAATGATGTCGAGGGCACCAGCGTGAGCAAGATCGTTTCCAAATACAACGGCAGAGTAGTCACTCAGGAAGAACTGGACAAGTTGCTTCCAGTGAAAGAGGACTGGCTGGCTGGTCCACCCATGACGGCCAACACGTACACCGAACACGACCCGCTGATTTCCGAAGGCTGCGGAGTAATGAAGTCACAGGTTGGCGAAGCGAGAGAGATGATTCGCCGCCATGGCATTCAGGGCGCCGCGGTGCATGACAACGGACAGATACGATTCACCAGCCGCAAAGCAAGGAAAGAGTTTCTTGCTACAAGAGGTCTCGTCGACAACGACGCAGGTTACTCGGACTGACACGAGGCTGCACACAATTCCACGCAATCACAGTATAGAGTAATAACCATGACGATTTCCAAACTTACAGAAGCCACACCAGAAACCAGCAGTGACGACATTGCCGCGTATGCTGAGCAGGTTATCAAAGAAGTAGAGTCCGAGCGACAAGGCGAGCCAGAGCGCAAGTCTGATGCGCAGATCGTCAACGAACAGGCTGGCACACCACAGCCAGGCGACAAACCAAAAGAAAAACTTGCCGAGGCAAAGACCGGCAAAAATTCCGCCGAATTAGGCGAGGACACCGGCGCCGCGTTGGAAAGCCCAGAGTGGCTGACTGATGACGTGAAAGCCGAGGCAGCCGCGTATGGCTTTGATGAATCGGTTGTGGCCGATTTCGCCAGTCGCGAGGAGTTCGATCGGGCGTTGCGACTATTTGACAAAGCCGCGATGGAAGCTGGCCGCAAGGCAATGGCTGAAGGCGAGGCACAAGGCACTGTTCGAAACGAGCTGGGCCAGTTTGTCAAAAAGGACGAGCCGAAAGCCGATGTTCCCAAGGAGGCAGCTCCGAAGGATGGTCGGTATCAGGTTTCGCTGAGTCCTGACCTGTACGACGAAGAGATCATCAGTGAGTTCTCGCGAATGCGTGACCACTACGAGTCTCGCCTGGAAGTGCTGGAAGCACACTACGCGCAAGCGAGTGCCAGCGCCGAAGAACAACGCTTCGACAGCCTTGTCGATTCCCTCGGGCATGCCGACTTGTTCGGCACAACTGGAAAGGAATCGGAAAAGGAGCTGGAGCGTCGCAGAGACCTCAACGTAGCCGTCAAGGCTCAGATGATCGGACTTGCGAAGTTGGGTCGCCCAGCGGAAATGTCGCAGCAACTGATAAGTCGTGTAGCCAACATGGCGTTTGCTGAGCATCTTCAGAAGAAATTACTTAAACAACAGACCCGCAAGATTTCCAAGCAGAGCGACGGACGACTGGGCGGAAGCCCAACCAAGCCGTTACCGCCGTCAGACGATCCTCGTGAAGAGGCTGACAGACTCTACAAGGAACTCTCGCGGTCATAACCAATAAGGGACGTGTATCGTGGCGTTAGGCATTGAGCAAATTGATGATTTCGTAAACAGCATTCACCAGAAGTTCGCTGGTGAAGAACGGCTGGCAGCGCAGGATATTTCCCTGCCGCTGCAAAAGTACAAGTACGCATCGCGCCTATTCAGCGGCAACCTGAAAAAGGACACGATGAGCACTTCTCAGGCGAAGTGGAAGGTCAAGGTAAACACGAACGATAACTTCCAGGTTGTCGGTCTGTATCACCGCGACTCCTCTGGCCGCGTGAACACTCTTTCCGAGGGTTCGCTCAAGTGGGGTTTGACGACCAACAACTACCACTACGACATCGACGAAGAAATCTTCCAGACGGGCGGTCGGCAGATTTACGACTACATCGAAGGTATGGAACGGGATCTGTTGACCTCGTTCTATGCTGGCATGGAAGATCTGATGTTCGGTCCTGGACCAACCAGCCCGACGCAGACTCCGTTTCCACCTGTGTCTCTGCTGTGGTGGATCACCGCGACGGACGACAGCACGACCGAGAACAACTCGGAAGAAGGCTTCGACGGTTACGCGCCAGTTGGCTGGGGTTCGGTTGGTGTCGGCGGGATTGATCCCACGGTTTACGATCAGTGGCGGAACCGAACGTTCCCCTACACGAACGTGGACCGGGACGATTTCGTTGAGAAGGTCATCAACTCGATGGACCTGTGCCAGTTCGAGCCACCAGTGAAAGGCCCAGACATCGTTGATCAGACGCGCCAGGACTGGGAGTTGCTCACCACTCACAGTCGCTTGGCAGCTTGCCGACGATTGCTCCAGTTGGGCAACGACAACATTGGCGACGACATGGCCAAGTACAGCGGCACGGTTTACATCCGTGGCGTTCCGCTCAACTGGGTTCCAGCCTGGACCAATGCCGCCAGCGTTAATGCTAGAACGGACGGTATCATCCTGGGCGTGAACTGGGCTACGTTCAAAGCGTACTACGCCGCTGGTCGCCAGATGCGCAAGCGAAAGGCATTCCAGCACCCAGAGATGAGCAACGTTCGCGTTCGCTGCATGGATGACTCGGTACAGATGGTCTGCTTCAATCGTCGCGGCAACTTCCGCGGCTACTGCACGCAAACCGTAACTGAAACTGCGTAAGGCTTAGCAGCCTGAAAGTAACCGTCGACGACGGGCGAGACGATATAAACCACGCCCGTCATTTTTCCATTTCGGGACAACGCCCACCCTTGGCTGGGACACCCGCTTACAAATAAGGACTGCATTATGCACACGCATTTCGAGGACATTGATACCAGGCTGTTTTCACCAAAGCTGTGGAAAGGGTTTGGTGCTCCACAAAACATGAATCCGTCCGGTAGCTCCTACCAAACTCCAAGCGGGAATCCTGCTTTCGGGTTTTTCGATGACTTCCACACGTTCAACGCCACAACGCTGGACGGTCCATACGCCCACCTGCTGACCACGGGTTGCACGGCCGCGCTAGCTGCTTCCACGTCCTCAGCAAAGGGTGTCTTGGCTTTGGCTGTAGACGGCAATGCTGCAAACGACGAAGCGGTTCTAAAGTGGGGCGGCACAGCAAGTGCGCCGTTTTTCTTGGCGAACAACGACTTGTGTTTCGAGTGCCGCCTAGCTGTCAGTGCTATCACTGCCGCCAAGTGGTCAGTCGGCGTCGGTCTTGGTGAAGCCAACATGATCGTGACGGACGGTCTGTTCGTGGACACGACAGGAGCGCTGGCTGACAAGAACTTCCTGGGTTTCAACAAGTTGCTTGCCGAAGCGGGAGTGTTTGACGCGGCTTACAAGGCTGATGGTCAGACCTACCAGAACGGTGCAACAAAAACGAAGCTGGACGCGCTGCATACCGCAGTGGCGACCACTTACGTCAAGCTCGGTTTCCGCTACCACTCGCACCCCAAGTCGATCGAGTGGTTCGTTAACGGCAACAGACCAGGCGGCAATATAGCGCCTGCGATGCTGACGGCTTCGGAAATCGACGCGGCCACGTTCCCTGACGATGTGTTCGTGGCTCCGATCATCGGCATCAAAGACATCGCTGGTGATGCCGCATTGAGCATTAGCATCGACTGGTGGGCTTGCGCTCAGTACGAGTAATAGCCAGTTAAGCGACGGAGAGGCGGGCAGCGGTCTGCCTCTCCAGTCGATGAGCGTTTCATCAAGTCGTTTAGTCGAGGAGCAGCACACTTTGAGGACAGCGATAGTACCTGTAATTCTAACACGAGGTAGTCGCGTTGGTGGTGCTGCGCCGTTCAACCCATCATCCCTCAACCCACTCCAGCGTTTCCTAGACGCATCGCCCACCTACCACGGCTCAACAGTAGCTAACTATCCTGTCTTGACCCCAGAAGAAGCCTACACGTCGATTGCACAGCCTCGTAGTGGACGGTGCTGGTTGTTTGATGGCAATGACGATTTTGCAGTAAGCGGTACATTGTCGCTCGACTTGTCAAACGCCTGGACCATGAGCGTCAGAGTCAAGGCCCCTATCACACAGACTGACATTCTTTGCTATGGCGATGCACATAGCACCGGTTTTGCAATCGCTTATGTAAGCAATCGATTGCAACTCATAGGCAACGGCCACATCGGCGGCTCATTAGTTGGACCAACACTTACTGCCGATACGTGGTACATGCTTACCGTAACGAAATCGGGCAGTACGGTTACAGCGTACATCGATGGGGTGTCGGTGGGTACAATCACCAGCAGTCCTACGGTTTCAAGTGGTGTACTTCGAGTCGGGCTTTTGTACGCTGGCACCAGTTACACTCGTGGTGTCAAGTCAATCAAAGACATCCTCATCGACGACGAAGCCTACACAGCCGGTGAAGTCCTATCCCTAGCCACCAATCACACCGTCCCCAGCGGCAAGTCACCACTAGCCTTCTATCGATGCGAAGAGGAGAGCGGCACGACTGGCTACAACTCACTAGCCAACTCGAACCACTTGACACTGACCAACATCACCCAATCCACGTTTCATGCTGCTGATACTGGGGTGCGGTTCAGTGATGCAAATGAGCGTGGGCATAGTAAAATAATGAACTTCGACGGTGTGGATGATTTTGCATCGCTGTCTTCGTTCACACTAGAACCACCATATACAATCAGCACTTGGTTCAAAGCAAACGCACTAACTGGACCCAAGGGTATTGTCAGCTGGGGAGAAGAAGCAGCAAACAAACGTCGCTCTCTTATTGTCTGGAATGGTGGTAGCGGAGCTTACAAGTTTTACTCATCACAGTACGCCAACAACATAGCAGGTGCCACATCGATTAGTGCCGGAGTCTGGTACCATGCAGCAATCACCGTGGCTGTAGGAGGTGCGTGTGTTGTTTATGTGAATGGGGTATCTGACGGTACTGGTACACATTCACCAGCAACTCCAACTAGCCAACCGCTCTATATTGGAAGAACTGCTGATGGTACTGAACTTGTCAATGGACAAGTAGGTGCTACTCGCATTTACAACGTTGTAAAAACCGCCGGAGAAATATCCGCCATTTATGCAGGCACCAACGACACAACTGGATTACAGGCCAGATACAGTGATCAATACGACGAATCTGGAAACAACCGTCACCTAACATTGTCTGGTGCATCGGTTAGTGTTATCCCCCGCAGCGTAGCCACCCCAACTCAAGACGTAGCAGGTAACACACTTGGCGTCACTGGTCCAGTGGCAAAATTGGCTACGGCTGAAGTGCGATGTGTGACTGGAAACGGTACTAATGCTTACTTAGATTGTGGAAGTGCGTTGATTCCAGCAACAGCAGACTTCGACATGAGTCTTTGGGCTTACTACGG